GCGAAAAAAAATCATTAGTTGAGGAAGCGTTGTTACAAATGAAAAATTTGGAACACGTTGTCACTGAAAACGCAAAAGGAATACTTGCTTCTACAATGAAGGAAGAAATCGAAGAGTTAGTAAAAGAGTCTCTTGAAGAGGCTGACACTTATGCTGAAAATGAGTCTTATAGTAACGAAGATGTTACTGAAGATGAAGAAGAAGATTCATTGATGGCTATGGACATGAAGACACCTATGATGGGTGATGATATGATGTCCGATGATTCAGATTCTATGAAAATGGATGACATGGATGACATGGATGACATGGGATTGGAAGATGATGATGATGAACTAGAACCGTTAGACATGACGGGAGCATCTATGGAAGAAATTATGGCAGTACTTAACGGTATGGGCGATAATGACGGAGTTATCATTAAGAAAACTGGTGAAGATTTAGATGTAGACAAAATTACTTTCCAAGACGATGACATGATGGAATCATTAGAAGAGTCAGATTATTACAACTCTAATGATACTAATGAATCATACGACGAAGAAATTGTTTACGAAATTGAATTAGGTGAAGATGATAATGTTGATGAAGATGACTATTCAGTAACGGAATCTAGTATGATGGTTAAACCAAAAGGTTTGGGTATGGGAAAAGTTAAATCAGAATTACCAACAGGTAAAGTCAACATGAAAGGTTTTAAAGAAGATATGTCACAACATAAAGAAAGCTTTAAAGGTCCTAAGAAATTTGAATTTAAGGAAGGTGAAGATGCAGATGTTGAACCAAAAGAAACTGAAACAAAAGAAGCATCAAGAACCTACGGAAATGGAAGTAGAAATTTTCCAAAAAGAAAAGGTCTTCCAAAAATGAAAGTTATTACAAATGACGCTTTACAAGAAGAAGTTGAAAAGTTGAGAGCTAAAAATGAAGAGTACAGAAAAGCATTAAATATTTTCAGAGAAAAATTAAATGAAGTTGCTGTTTTCAATTCTAACTTAGCTTACGCTACAAGATTGTTTACTGAACATACAACTACAAAATCAGAAAAAATAAATATCATGAGACGTTTTGACAACGTCGAAACAATCAAAGAATCTAAAAATCTTTATCAAACTATTAAAGAGGAATTGGGTTCAGTTGAAAAACCAATGGTTAAAGAATCAATCGTTGAAAACATTGATAGAACACCATCTAAAGGTTCAACTAACTTGGTTGAAAGTAAGACATATGAAAACCCACAATTCTTAAGAATGAAGGACCTTATGTCAAAAATGAATAAATAAAAAATAAACTAAAAACAAACTAAATATTTTAAAAAATGGGAGCATTATTAGAATCAGGTCTTGTTGGTAACATCGGTCTTAAGCACCTTAAAGTTATCAAAGAAGATACTATTAACAAATGGGACAAATTAGGATTCTTGGAAGGTTTGAGAGGACATGTTAAAGAAAACATCGCTCAACTTTATGAAAACCAAGCATCTCACTTAATTAACGAAGCAGCTAGCACAGCATCAGACGGTTCTTTCGAAACGGTTGTATTTCCAATCGTAAGAAGAGTTTTCTCTAAATTGTTGGCTAACGACATCGTATCTGTACAAGCTATGAACTTACCTATCGGTAAATTGTTCTACTTCGTACCTAAAATTCAGGGTTATACTACAGGTCAAGACCCAGCAGCTGGTGGAAATCACTACGCACCTTATGGAGCACCAAATGGACCAGCTGATACAAACACTGGTTATGGAGCAAACGATAAGAATTTGTACGACAGATTCTACGAAGGTAACGAAGCAACATTAGACCCTCCAGGATTATTTGATTATTCTAAAGGTACTTTTAGTGCTGTTACTGTTAGTGCTACAACTGTAGCATGGTCAAGTGGTAACATGGTTGCATCGGCATATACTGCAGGTGAATACAGAAAAGTATTGTTAGCAATGTCAGGTTTCACAAACGCAGGTGCAGGTAAATTAATTGGTCCTGATGGTCAAGTAATGGATAACGAAGCTTTCTTATCTGATTTGTACATTAGAGCAAATACACAAACTAACGTAGGTGCTTTCACAGGTGCTGGTTCAAGTAACTTGTTATTTAGAGTTGTAACTCAAAAATATGGTAAAGGTATTGTTCAATACGGAACTCAAACACAATCTTCATTCCCAGGTACTGCTGGTAACTATGGTGGAAACGATGGTTACTATGATAATATTTGTGACGCTAATGGTGTAATTTACTTAGAAGTTGATTTACAAGTACCATGTTCAATTGGAGCTTCTTCAATGGACGGATACTCAGGTTTAACAACATCATTTAACGCATCAACAACAACAGGTCAATTTACTTGTACTTACAGAGTTTACAAGACTTTAGAATTTGAAGATGAAATCGGTGAAGTTTCTTTTGATTTGGAATCAGTAACAGTTTCTGTAACTGAAAGAAAATTGAGAGCACAGTGGTCTCCTGAATTAGCACAAGACGTTGCAGCATTCCACAACATTGATGCTGAAGCTGAATTAACAGCTTTATTGTCTGAGCAAGTTGCAGCAGAAATTGATAGAGAAATCTTGAGAGATTTGAGAAAAGGTGCAGCTTGGAACTTGAGATGGGATTACAACGGTTGGAAGAGACTATCTTCTGCTGGTACAACTCCTTACACTCAAAAAGATTGGAACCAAACTTTGATTACGGCAATTAACCAATTGTCTGCTCAAATTCACAAATCAACTTTAAGAGGTGGTGCTAACTGGATTGTTGTATCTTCTGAAGTATCTGCTATCTTTGATGACTTGGAATACTTCCACGTATCAAATGCAGCTCCTGAGCAAGACCAATACAACATGGGTATTGAAAGAGTTGGTACATT